ATGAGAGCATTGATGACAGCTGGACCTGCACTCGAACGTGACAACACCGCAGGTTATAACTGTAGCTACCTACCCGTAGATGATCCTAAATCTTTCGATGAGGCTATGTTCATCCTGTTGTGCGGTACTGGTGTTGGGTTCAGTGTCGAACGTCAGTTTGTTAGCAAGCTTCCAGAAGTACCAGAGCTGTTCAACAGCGACACAATGATTGTCGTCAAGGACAGTAAGGAAGGTTGGGCTAAGGCGTTCAGACAATTGCTTGCACTCCTCTGGGCTGGTGAGATTCCTAAGTGGGATGTAAGTTTAGTACGTCCAGCAGGTGCACGACTGAAGACGTTTGGTGGACGTGCAAGCGGACCAGCACCTTTAGTTGATCTATTCAACTTCACTATCAAGATCTTCAAAGAGGCTCAGGGACGTAAGCTATCATCCATCGAATGTCACGACATCATGTGTAAGATAGGTGAGGTTGTGGTAGTTGGCGGTGTACGTCGTAGTGCTATGATCTCACTGTCTAACCTAAGTGATGATCGTATGCGTCATGCTAAGTCAGGTGACTGGTGGACTAACAACCCACAACGTGCACTTGCTAATAACTCAGTAAGCTATACAGAAAAACCAGACAGTCTATCCTTCATGCGTGAATGGATGGCATTAGTAGAATCGGGGAGTGGTGAACGTGGTATCTTCAATCGTCAAGCATCTATCAAACAAGCTGCAAAGAATAATAGGCGTGATACAAATTGGGAATTTGGCACCAATCCTTGCTCTGAAATTATCTTACGGCCTTACCAGTTCTGCAATCTCACAGAGGTTGTTGTCAGATCGACGGATAGTATCGATGATCTGGAAAATAAAGTTCGTCTGGCAACAATCCTTGGCACTATACAATCTGCGTATACGAAGTTCCCGTACTTGCGAAAGGTGTGGCAACGAAATACCGAGGAAGAACGACTGCTTGGTGTGTCTCTCACGGGGATAATGGACAACCCACTGATGACTACAAAGAATGCTGGTCTAGATAAAACGTTAGAAAGGTTACGTAATGTTGCAGTTGCTACCAATGCTGAGTGGGCTGATCATCTTGGTATTCCTGTCGCTGCTGCCATCAGCTGTGTCAAACCAAGCGGAACTGTATCACAACTTGTTGACTCTGCCTCTGGGATACATGCACGACATTCACCTTATTACATTAGAACCGTTAGAGGAGATAACAAAGACCCTCTTACCACCTTCATGAAGGATCAAGGTATTCCAAACGAGCCTGATGTATTTAAGCCTGATCAAACTACAGTGTTCAGCTTTCCTGTTAAGGCACCTAACAAGGCAGTAGTCACGTCAGATCTATCTGCCATTGACCAACTAGAAATGTGGCTGATGTATCAACGTCACTGGTGTGAACACAAACCATCTGTCACTATCAACGTTAAGAAAGACGAATGGTTTGAAGTAGGTGCATTTGTGTATGAACACTTCGATGAAATGTCGGGTGTATCATTCCTACCCTACAATGAACACACGTATCAACAGGCACCATATCAGGATGTAGACAAGGAAACATACACAGCTATGCTAAAACAAATGCCTAAGTCTATTGACTGGTCAAAGCTATCTGAGTACGAGAAAGAGGACAATACTTCTGGTAGTCAGACACTTGCTTGCTCTGGTGACTCATGCGAAATCGTAGACCTAACGTAGGTAAAGTTCCATCACCCTGCATTTTAGTGTGTCGTATTGAACACGGTTATTGTGCAGGGTGTAAACGAACCCTTGACGAGATACGAGAGTGGAGTATAATGAGTGAATACGAACAAACAAAACTGAAACATGAGTTAATATGGAGACAACAGAATGTGGGTAGTGATAAGCCGAAACCAGTGTAACTTTTGTGACGATGCTAAAGCCTTATTAAAAGGATCTGGTAAACAATACGTAGAATATAATATTCAAAGTGGTAGTAGTAAATGGTTATTGAATCTTTTAAAACTATCTGGTATACAAACAGTACCACAGATATTTGATAGTGAGGGAAAACATATTGGTGGATACACAGAACTGAAGCAATTTTTAATTACTACCCCTAGCTCAACTGGATAGAGCAACTGACTTCTAATCAGTAGGTTACAGGTTCGAGTCCTGTGGGGTGGGCCAACATAAGGAGTACACAATGACAGTACGTAAGCAATTTAGCAGAGCACTATACGATGCATATGATGCACCAGCAAAAGATAAACTGGTAACATATCTAGAAAGTGTAGGACATGAAATTAAAAACACAGAGGAGAATTATTTTGTAGATGTAGTCTCTACAAAGAAAGACTATACATACTTTAATGAAGCAGAGGTCAAGGTTGCATGGAGTGGTGACTGGCCTACACACTGGGAAGACATACGTATCCCTGCACGTAAGGGGCGGCTGTTAGAAAAGTACGAAGGCGAGAATGGTGTACTAAACTTTTACATCTTTCGTAAAGATCTAAAACAAGCATGGCGCATTAAAGATACCAGCCTGACAGAAGATAGATTACGTGAAGCATTTGGACGTAACATTATGAAGGGTGAGCAATTCTATCATATACCTTACACAGAAGCAGAGTTAATTATTATGGGAGAGGCGGCATGAATACTACGACTAAACGATTAACACGAGCAGAACGTGGACTAGGTAAGTATGATGCACCACTGCGTATGCAGTACGATAAAGGATATGCAGACTTTAGGAATGGACGTGTAGGCAATCCCTTCCACGAAGATACGATGCAATATCGTGAATGGGAACGAGGGTTCAACGATGCCTACTACGAGCAATTAAAGAGGGTACAACAGTATGAAATTAGAGGAAGAGGCTAGACAGTACATGGAACAGAAGTACGAAAACCTAAACTTCAGATCATACCAAGACATGGCAGCAGAGACTGCTATATATAAATCAGAACATCAGGTAATATATCCTGCACTAGGACTTGCAGCAGAAGCAGGTGAGGTAGCCAACAAAGTAAAAAAGATACTACGTGATGGTAAGTTTGATAGGAATGCTATTGCAGATGAAGTGGGGGATTGTCTGTGGTACATTGCTGCACTGTGTAGAGACTTGAATGTTGACTTAAAAGAACTCGCAACAAACAACTTGCGTAAGTTGCATGATCGTAAAGTCAGGGGAGTCATTCAAGGTAGCGGTGACAGTAGATAAAAAAAATAGGGGGCTGTGATGGCCCCCTTTGTTTATTTCAAGTAATTTATTTTACAGTACTCTGCATATTCCATTAAGTCATCTAGACTTCTTATGTTAGGTAGTCGTCCATCATTGTTTCTTTTAAACGTAACGATACCGTACTGACGATCTTCTTTACTTAGACGAGACAATTCATCCACTAGTACAGCAGCAGGAGACACATCACCTAAATAAGGATCGTTAAACTCTTGCCTTAGTTCGTTTGCAACATTCTTAATTTCTTTTCTAGCAAATAGGTTTCTGGCGTTCTTATCATTAGGCTCCATAGTTTCTGCCAATTCCTGAACAACCTCTACCATTGTAGGTAAGACCGCACTGATAAATTCATTCTCAGCTATTTGGTTAGCAGGTACACGAGACTTGCTGCCCAATTGGAATGTTGGTTCACCGTAACCAATTTCTTTTAGATAGTCCTCTACATCACTATCTCTTTCAGTTATAGTGAGACCTGCGTACAAACGTGCAGCACTGTCTGGGCGTTGCTGCTTACCACGTACAATGTTTACACGTTGAGGTAACTCTTCTTCAAAAGAAGGTGCAGCTAAACCACGCTGTGCAAACACTTCATATATAGCACGTACACTAGGATGCTCTGCTGCATATAGACCAGACTCAGGGGAGATACTGCCTCTGAAGTCTTTGGCCTCTTCTCCACGTGCACCCTGCACACGCTGCGCCTCAGTCAACTGATATATAGGAGTAAGGTACGTAGCTGCATATTGACCAATTAGACGACCAATTGTTTTTGATCTTCTTTCTTCGTCTATAATATCCTCTGTACCTTCAATCATGGTTGTGATTTCATCAACAAACACATTGCCTGTACCTGTACGAAGAGTAGAGCCTAAGAATGTTTCAGCTATTTCTTTAGTTTCCATACCATACCATGTATCAAGAGTACCCTCTTGTTGACGGGCATAGAACTCAGTGATCCAAGCCATCTGACGTAACGGATACTGTGCTGAAATATCTACTTGATTCTCACCGTCAGTAACCATTGTATAATCATTGCTGCCAAAACCATTCTGACGCATTTGATAGAACGCAGACATGGTAGCAATACCAACTAGGTTACGTGTAATGTCTTGACGATCACGAGCAGTGATACCTGCAGCACGTGACTCTTTACTGATTGCCTTACGAATAGGTACAAGCAAAGCACCACCAGTATTCTGTGCCATGTACTCCATAGAGTTAAACATAAAGCGTGGGAACGGAACAACAACTGTCAGACCTGACTTAGTGATAGTATCAGACACCGCTTTAAACGGTTTGAAGTCTGGCTGTTTTGCGTAAGTAACATCCAATGCTTTGTTGGTTGCATCCTCAACCATATCCATAAAGTTTCTGCTATCTGCAGGACGTACACTGGGTGCATCACGTAGCATTTCATCTATCTTACCCTCTTTAAGAGCAGTCTTTAGATCAATGTTCCAGTTCAAACCTACCTGACGTTCTAACTCAGCTAAGAATGTAGCACGACGAATCATGTGTTCTTGCCAACGGTTAGGGCCGTTGAGAGTCCACACCATATCCTCTACACGTGACATGACATTATCTGCACCCTTACCTATCATAGTCTGTGCTTGCCCACGCCCAGTGTACTCTTGAATTTCGTTGATGTTGTGAAACATCTTTTCCATTTGTTCAGCTAACTCAGGACGATCTAATATATAGTTGGTAAATTGTTCAGCAACCTGTTGGTCTTTGAATATGTACCGCATGTTATTAAATGCACCGCCCCATGTACCATCACGTACAAGCGGATTAATAGAGTTGTGGAATTTTAGTAGAGCCTTTGGTGTTGATGCACCACTTTGTTTTGCCAGTTGGTAAGTAAGTATAGACGTATCCATTACATCAGCTAGGCTTTCCATAGGAGCACGGATAAAACCTGACTGTAGGTTTCGCATTGTTGTTGCGAAGGAAGATACCATCAAGCCACGCCGAACATTTTCTGTACGTAATACTGTACCTGTCCACAGTCTACCAAATGCTTTTTGTGTTTCTATCTTAGCTTTAGTTTGTTGTGCGTCTTTAACTGACTTAGGTTTCATTCTCTTTAACTGAGACAGTTGGTTCAAGATTTTACCAGCGTCTGAGCCTGAACCAACTACACCAAGAACGTACTCTTCAAATGCTAGACCATTCTTAGTGAGTTCTTCGAGTAACTCTTCTGATCCTAGCAGGTCTTTGTTTAGTGTCAGATCGAACAGTTTATCTACAAGGCGTTCATTGCCAGTTGTTTCCAAAGCCTCTGCAAACTTAGGGTTCTTTTTCAGACCTACTACCGTAGCAACAAACATATCCATCTTATCTGGGTTAAGAATAGGTATAGCCAATGCGTCATCATTGATAGCATAATCTGTTAGACTGACGGTTTTGCCATCTGTACCTACATAACCCATGTCACTGAAGTATTCACTGATTTTCTTTTTACCTGTAGAACGTACAAGTTTAGGATCAACCTGTAAGTTACCTGCATCATCAGCTACAGATATTGTAACATCAAATTGTTCTTCAAACTCTTTAATAATTTGATTACGAACATCTGGGTTTTGGTTTGCAACACCACGTGCTTGCTTTTTAATTAGGTAAGCCTGTTTATTCTCAGCCGCCATAGCAGTCATTACATCGTTGTAGGCACCCTTACCACCGCCTATTGCTTTCCATCCTTTAGAAATACCAGCACTGAGGGCTTTAGCCATAGGAATTGCAGTCACCAAGTTTACTGCAGCCATTGCACCCTCAAATGCAGCACCCTTTACGTTACCTTTACGTAGTTCTTCCTGCATGTCTGCCCAGTTCCAAGGAATCTCGGCTACTGCAGCAATAGGATCAAACGTTTCATCTGCCATCATTACAGCATTGAAAGTCTCAACTGACATTATACCTTCTTGTACAGGTATGAACGCCTGACGTGCAGCATTTCTTAGATATATGTTACGGTTATTTAGGAAGTAATCTGCAGACTCAAATGCTCTATCAACACGTTCCTGTTCATCTTGCACTGCAAATGTCATTGCTTCTTTAGGAGATTTAGCAAACAGTGTGCCGCCTTCTTTAGCTTCGTATCTACGATTGGCTTCTTCTACACGCCTGTTATATTCAGCTTCATCAATAACACCAGCATCAAATCGACGCTTAATATTTTCAAAAGTACGATCATAGTTGAGAACTTTATCTTCTGCATCTGCCGCTAACTGTTCACTAATTATGCCTTTACCTTTATCTATTTCTTCGTAACGTTGTAACCTCAAGTCTTCTACAACATCGGGAAGAGACATGTCAGCACGACGAGAAACCCGACTGCGTTGAACATCAGGCATATCAGGCAATAACAACTGTAGTTGTGCAGCAGTTAAGTCTTCACGTGCTACCATAGCAGCCTCTGCGTCTATACGCATAGTTGGAAGTATCTTAGCTGTATCTTCTGCTGCTATATCATAACGATCTAGTAAAGATGTGTACGCATCTTGAAGTGTAGTAGTAGGAAGCTCTTCAATCACACGTTCTTCTTCGTATGGATCAGGCACTTCTGGTGCAACTGGCTCAAAGGGATCTATTAAATCCTCTTCTGAAAATTCAGGTCCACCACCAATAGTTTCAGGTACACCAGATTCCCTAATAGTTTCTAGTGTACTCTTTTCTTCAGGCATAGTAGTGGTTAATTCAGGAGCATCAGGTGCCTGTGTTACAGGTTTATCCATCACAGGACTAGGTTGTGAGGAAAGATACTCTTGCAACTCTTCATCAGAAAGAAGTTCGTCTTGACTTAGACCAGCCATTGTTAATCCTTAATTGTTATACATACCCGCATCGTGGAACATATTATAATATGTTGTACCGTTTATTTCAATACCTTGGTCCCCTAGCCTTTTTCTATCCGTGTAAACTAAAACTTTTTGAACGATAATATTGTTTTCTCTTTTAGCTACGATGATAACGTCACCAGCTTTATACATACCCCTACGAGAGTTTTCTATAGCTTGGCTAATTGATATTGGCTGGAATCTGCCATCTTCCGTTGTTTCATTTTTTACATAAGCATACTTACTAGGTGACGTGCTTACATCTTTACTTTGTACTTGGCCTTGACCGTATGTAGTGAGATTACGTTCAGCTTTTTCTAATAACTGATTACCCTCATTGTATAGCCGCCAATCCGTGTCTACAATACTACCATCTGCCTTTTTAATCTGTGCTTGAGACATGATTGAATCTGCAGCGTTCAGGTTAGCAATTATTTTTTGTCCTTCACGGCCTTCCAATTTACTTGTAATGTTACCTTCTAAATCAGTTTGAAAATCTTGGTCACGCAATGCATCTCTTTTAGCGTTTGATACGATCTGAGGACGAGATCCATCAGTAAAGTATTTAACATCAGGTTTACTTGTGTCACGTTTTTTAATATCTTCGTCTAACTTCTCGGCCCATTCAGCTAAATCCTCATTTAACATAGTAATCACAGCTTGGTCTGGATTCTTTTTATTCTTTTCATTTTGTAGACGAGAAAATGTGGAGGCATGACCTTCAGCTATAGAAGAATAAATATCTGGTTCTTTAGGAAGATCGCCAAGAGCAGCAGAAAGTTGTTCAAAATTTAAATCAAATCCTTCACCGACCCTATCTGATCCAGACATTGCAGAAAGAGCAGCTTCATTACGAGGGTCATTTGCATCATCCCCAAATTGTTTACTACCTAGCAATACATCTGGGCTAATACCACGTGCAACAGCTTGACCGCCCCAATCTGCATACTTTGAAATTGCAGAACTTCCACCTTTCATAATCCACGCAGCTTTAGTCGGTGAGTATCCCATTGACTGTAGAAATGCTAAGTTCTCTGCATCTTTTTGTCGTGTAGCACGGCGTTCAGAAGCACGTGCAAGACGCATCTTAGTTGCTTCTTCCTCTGCAAGCAATTCAAGTTTAAATTCTTTTTCTCTTTGAAACTCTTTTGCCGATTCAATATTTGCCGAAACTTGTTTACCAAAGCCCCCAAGAGCCGCCATAAAATTAAACGCCATTTGCACTTCTCCGTGACATTAAACCACCACTTGGCTGTTCTTGTTCCTGTTGTGGCTCTTCCATCATTTGCTCTTGTTCTTTTGGTTCTTCCATCAACTTGCCTTTGTCAGCCATTTTCTGTTTAGCTAGAGCAATACGTGCAGGAGAAATGAGATCACTATCTATAGTTTTATTTGATCCAGCTTCATATTCAATATCTGCCTCTTCAGCTAAGTACGCCATAGTTTCAATAAGCACAGGCATAATCAGGATACCCACATCAATAGTATGCTTACCTTCCATAACACCTGCGTTCTGTATTGCATCTGCAATAGTTGTAAGCGGAAGCCCTGTTTCAATTACATCTAAAAGATTTTCTGTGAACTCTGGATTAACAAGTCTAGTAACGTAGTAGTCAAGAGCCTCTTCTACAGTATTATATTCAGGTGGGTTTTGCCAAGGTCTAGCACCCAACTCTGCAGTAAGTCCTTGACCTGGAATTGGTCTTTCAAAAGATATTGAATTAGCCTCTACCATTTCTTAGTCCCATTCTTGCTTTACGAATATCTCCTACGTACCGTGCAATTCTTTCACGAGGCTCCATATCCATAATGTTTTTAGGAGCATTTGTTTTTGGTTTGCGTAGAAGTAGCCCTCTACTCTGTGGCTGTACTTTTTCTTCAGCCTCATCATCATTAGGCAGTTGAAGATTATTCATTACCATAAAACCTACGTTCATTTTATTCTCCTAGTTAAAATCTTAGGCCAAGGATGCTGCCGCCAAGAGTCTTGCTTAGGTCAGATGTAAATAGTGATCCAACCAATTGACCAAAACCTGCAGATGCATCCGCATCTGCTTTATATTTAAGTGCGTCAAAGGAAGTATCTGCTTGTAACTTAACTTCAGCAAGTCGGCTAATACGACTACGTTCATTTTCAGCAGATGTCCATGCCCATTCCATGTTATCTGAGTAGCTTTGCCACAAGTTATTGTATGCAGTTTGTGACACACCTAGTAGAGCACCAGCATTAATTTCATTTGCACGGTTAACTGCTGCAGTGTCTGCAGTTGCAATTTCTCTACGCCACTGAGCATTATTTTGATCAATTACTAAACGGTTCTGTGCATTAAATTGCTCACGTTGGTTATTCATTTCAGCATTAAAACGTTCAACTACGTTTTGCTGGCCAGCATTGAATTGAGCTTGAGCATTAAATTGTGATGCATTGAATTGTGATGTATTAGCAGCTAGACTTGCAAAGAACTGGTCAACTTGATTTTGCGAAGATGCATTAAATTGTTTAGCAGCATTTGCCGCAGCTTGATCTGTGAACAACGCTTGAGCTTGTTGTTGTGTATTAAAGATTTCTGTTTGCTGACGGTTACTCAAGTTAGTCATGTCCATCTGCAAAAATGCCTGTGCATTTTGTACAGCAGCCTGTTGACGATTATTTAAGTTAGCCATATCCATTTGAGACATAGCAGCTGCATCAGCCATAATCTTAGCTTGACTATTAGACAAGTTAGTTAGGTTCATAGTCTGTGCCATTTTAGCATTTTCAAGAGCAACTTGTTGTTCGGCAGTAAAGTTCATGTTAGCAATTTCAGAAACTTTAGCTGCGTTTTGTACCTTAGCTTGAAACTCTTGTGTAAACTCCATGTTCAAGAAAGAGGCACGTTGACGTGCCGATTCCATAGCAACTTGAGTTTTATTGGATGCATCCATTTGTGCGATAGGCAGAGCAGATTCCATAGCAGCTTGTACAACAGCCATCCCTGCCATAGATGAAGCACCTAATCCACGTGCAGCTAATGCTGCGTTAGCACTACGCATAGCCCCTGCAGCCCAAGCAGGAGTAGCACCACCCTGAAACTGCTGCATAAGCTGTGCCATTTCACCTTGTACTGTAGCAGCTTCTAGTGGTTGTTGACCAAATATTTGCTGTACTTGTGACTGATCAACGGCTGAACCTGAAATCATTTCATTTGTTTGTAGAGTACGAGTAGGTGCACCTTGTACTGTAGCAGCTTGTCCTTGTGCAGCCTGTAAATTTAGTTGGGCTAATTGTTGAGGTGACATAGTAGCTGCTTGTGTCTGTGCCTGTTGAGACACTTGGTCTTGCTGTGCTGTAGCACCTTGTATTTGACGAGCAACTTGTGTAGCTTGCATTTGCGCTGTGGGTGTCTGCGCCTGAGATGTAGCCTGTGCAGTACCTGCTAGTGCAGTAGGAACAGCAACTTGACCAATTACTTGACCAGATTGCGTACTTACAAGTTGACTTGCATCAACCTGTGTACCTACTGGAACAACGGCTGAACCAACAGGCAATCCTGGGCTAGTAGCCTGTTGAACCATCGCTTGTTGTAAATTTGCACCAGCATCAATATTAGCTTGAGGAATAATTTGTTGTGGCAATACAGCAGGAGAAGGAGTACCGCCACCAGCAAATCTTTGTACTGATCCACCTCTAGCCATCTCTTCTGCTTTTTTCATGTATTGATCCATGATTTGTTTTTTATCTTGGTTTTGATTTAAGTACTGTTGAAAGCCTTGCATATCACCTTGATAACCGAGACTGTTTGCAATTTTTGGCATTGCCTCTGGTTTAAATCCTTGAAACTGAATCATGTTATTTTCCTATTACCACTTACCTTGATTTCTACCAATGAGCCAGAGTATTCCTGCGACAAGGCCAAGTCCTGATGCACCAGCTAATAATCCAACAACCCATTCTATGATTGTTTCTTGCATTTCTTGCCTACGGTACAATTCTTCTTTACGTTGTTTACGCATCTGTGCTTCTATATGAAGTACTTCTTCCCAAGCTGCTGGTCCGTAATGCCAACTGATAAAATCTTTAATCTCTTTACGCATCTTTTCCATCTTCTTGCGTTGTGCAAAGACTTCAAGTGCTGTCTCTTGGTCTGATCCTTTAAAGGTATACCAAGGTGGGTTAGTCTTCTTATCAGCGGCGTAACTAAAATCAGAAAATGCTTTACCCCACTGAGCAAGTTGACCAGACATGTCCTGTATGTCACGACCAACAGATATACCGTGCTTGATGGCGTTAAATGCTGATGTAGCTAGACCTACTGCTGTAACTGGATCAATCATTTTAACCTTATCTCTTTAGGACAAATATAATTAGGATTAACCCAGTGGTATTCTATTTTGTTATTAGGGTACTTGTAACTGTATGACTTACAGTCACATACCATCCTTACCATTAAGCATATTAGTGTGATCTCTTCCAATATACTTTAATTCATTTTCTAGTAATGCTACTCTTTGCTGTAATGCAACAATCTGCATTATATGAGTAGCCATAGCATTTACTTCTTCCCACAGATCGTCTGTTTCATCCCAGACATGAGACAGTTCTAGGCTATTGTCTAGCACATCACGTTTAAGATTGACGTTATCTTCTATAGCCATACGACTACCAAGTTGACTAACAGTTTCCTCTAATGAAGAAATGGTAGCAGCCTGTTGACTGACCCACCAGACACCACCAGTAAGCTGTACAGCCATTGCTGCAACTAATGCTATAGGTAGCTTAAAGTCTTCCATTACTTAACCTGTCTATTCTCAGCCATCTTCTCTACTAGATCACGAATAGCTTTAATGTTTTCATCTATACGAGCTAGAGCTACAGCTTGTGTATGTACAGTTTTCTCAAGAGTCTCTATACGTGTCTCATGCTTAGTAAGATCACGAGTGTTTGTTCTAATGGCAGAGTCAAGAGTTGACACATACCAAACCAATGCAACTGTTTGCATTAAAATACCAATAATAAAACTAATAGGTACAGATTTAGATAAGTGCCAACTCTCTTGCATAGTTTATGCTGCCTCTTCTTCATGTTTATCTTGCAAAGAACCTGTCAGCAAATTCATAAAGGCATTACGCCCTACGTTTAGCTGATCTAGGTTAAACTGTGTAGACCGAATCTTACGATCTAAATCTGCAACATGATTGATAAGAACTTGTTGTTCCTGTGTCATGTCTTCAAATGCGTATTCTACGTCATCAATAACAATAGGCGTTGTTTTTTTCTCTACCATTTGTTTTCTCCTTTTAGGTTTCAAATTACCAAGGCAATCCCGCCTCAGTTGTTGGGTTTTTCTCTGCATCAATCTTTGCAGTCAATGCAGCTTCAGTTGCGTCCTTATCGACGCTGCCGTGAACCCAAGCTAATACGTCAGCTTCGGTCAGGTTTTCGTAAGGCACAAAGCCAGCAGCAGATGCGTCAGGTGTAAAGCTGCAAGTGCCATAAGCAGATGCGCTGTGATCACCGTCTACTGCTGTGCAGCGCCAGTGTGCGACTGTAACACCACCATCAGCAGTGTTGCGTTCTAGTTGTGCGATTGTCCATGTAGCTGACATTGGTTATATCTCCTGTGCGGCTAAGTGTGCAGCATAGGCTGCTTTGATTTCGTCTGTGTGTACTGCATTGCAGATAGCTTGAACCTCTGCGCTTTCACCTGTGATGTCTGCATTTGGTGCGACGACATGGCGTGAGAATGATCGGCTGATCTCTACACCGTCACGCTCAATCACGGTTGCTGTGCGTACTTGGATGTGCTTGAAGTCACCGACAATTTCGATTTTGTCTTGGACTGTGCGTTCTGTTAGTGCCATCGTTTATCTCCTTTATGGCAGTGGACTGACTACCCTGTGATCCAACAGGGGTGGTTATGCGGATGTTACATAAGTAAAGCTGGCGTATCCTTCTATTGCACTTGCGACATCATTGTTTGAAACCGATGCGTAAGTTCCATTTTCTAATTGTTTATAGAATGTTGCGTGTGAGTCACCAGGCGCAAACGCTAAGAATGCTGATGAAAAGTCACCGTTATTGTTTGCCCCTCTAAGAAGAATAGGCGCACCAAAACTGGGTGATCCATCAGTTATGCTTGAGATAAATACAAACGGTAAATTGCCAAGTTGTATGGCACCCGAGGGGGAACTACTACCTAGGCTTTCATACCTTAAATTTATCGTGACTATTCTTCCGACCTTGGTATAAAACCCAGTAGTATAACCAGTTCTTGGAGTGTAAGAACCTGATGTTGAGCAGTTTAATGTATAAATAAACGTCCCCTCTTCATAATCTTCCAGATAATTAGCAGCACCAGTGCCGCCAAGGTAGACACCGCCAGAGAGGTAGAGGTCTTTGAAGCGTTGATCGCTATCGCCCAAGTCAACAGCATTGTCAGAAACATTGCCATTAGGATTGACTGGGCTAACTTTATAGTTGTAAAAGCCTAGACCAGAACCCGCTGTTCCGTTACCGCTTACAATTTTGGTGTATCCGTTTTCAGAAGCAATACTCCCCACAGTGGTGCTAGACTTGCGAAGCCTTATAATATCACCATCGCTCCCCAAGCGATCTAAACTAATCACACGACCACCGTTAACAGTCGCATTCATCTCGCCATTGGCAAGAGCCTCAACTCCAACAGTTGACGTGTTTGCACTCGTCTTACCCACCAGCAAGTTACCGCTACTGTCGATGCGCATGGCTTCTGAACCGCCATTCTCAATGATGGTGTTCGTTCCGTCGTGCTTAATAATCGTTGACGTGCCACCTCCGCTTGCATCGTCAAGTTCAAGGGTAGGTAAATAGTTTTGAATAAGGATACCACCAGAACCATCGCTAGTTGCGTCTACTACGTTCAAACGTCTTGTAAAGCTGTCTGTCCCAATGCCAACATTACCGCTGGTGTCGATGCGCATTTTTTCAAAGCCGTTTTGCCGAAACACAACAGGGTGGTTCGTTCTCGACCCAAAATATGTTAAACCGTCTGAGTTATTACCCTGAATTTCTGCAATTACAGTTCCACTATTAGATGATGCAAGAACTGCACCTGTTCCAACCCCACCTGCAACTTCAAGAACACTGCTATTGCTAAAGTTTGTAGGCGAAGTCGTCCCAATGCCAACGTTACCGCTACTGTCGATGCGCATGCGTTCTGTGCCACCTTGGTAAATAGCAGTGTAGTTACTACCAGTTGTACCGCCTAAAATAGTATCGCCACCTGTTTCAGTAGCAATAAAGGTTCTTGTGCCAGCCATAATAGCCTGACCTGCCGCTGCCGCTGCTGGCATTGTGTCTGATGTTGTACCTACAAGTAGTTCACCTGTCGATGCGATGCGCATACGTTCTGTGTTGGTAGACCCATCAGTGTGACCAAAGTTTAAAGCCTCACCAGTTGGAACAAATATCTTGTCCCCAGTGGATAGCGTCAACTTTGAGTTAGGCGAATCTGTCCCAATACCAACATTACCGCTGCTGTCAATGCGCATGCGTTCTGTGTTGTTGGTGGTAAACAGGATCGGGATTGCAGCAACAGCTTCCATTGAGAATATTGAAGCACTCTTAACAAACCGTGCAGTGTTGCCAACTCCACCCGCTTGCATTGCAAGAACAGAACCTGTGCCTCCGTTGATAGTTTGGGTGGTAAACCCAGCAAAGTTTTCTGGCGAACTCGTACCAATGCCTACATTACCACTGCTATCGATACGCATGCGTTCTGTGTTGTTGGTGTAAAAAGTCATTGGGCCAGAAATGGCATTATTTAGTTTTACCTCTGATGTTCCACTCTGGAACGCAACAGACGCTACAGCACCACCATCACTAGATCGCAAGAACTGCACCACACCATCAGTGCCAACCGCACCAAACTGAGTAGTTCCAGCAACCTGCAATTTAGCACTAGGCGAAGCCGTCCCAATACCCACATTTCCGCTGTTGTCAATGCGCATACGTTCTGTATTAGCCGACTTGAACGCAAGAGCCGTTGAGCCACCAGTGTTCCCTACAGTTGTAATTAGGCTGGCTGTTTCTATTACAAAGTTAGAGTTTACACCATCTGTAAAGGTTGCAAGCGTTCCCGCTGACCCTTTGTCTACAGTCAAAGTGCCCGTGATGTCTACGCCTGTGGCGGTGGTGGCGAGTTTTTGTGAGCCTGAATAATAAAGTTTTATTTCGCCGCTGCTGCTTGCTATAAGACTTGTATTGCTTGAGGCGGTACCACCTGAGTAAAGACGTATAGAAGCACCATTAACAGAACGAATGTTTAAATCACCAAAACCATTCTCATCTATGTATGAACCACCTGATGTATTGTTGTGATAAATCTGTAGGTCAGACCCAGCACCAAAGATGGCTTTGTCGTTGTCGCCAAGGGACAAGTTACCCGTGATGTTAAGAGCATCAAGATCACTGTCAAATCTAAATGCTTCAGTAAGACTACCATTACGCATTGAGTAGAATACTAAGTCAATCTCTTCATCTGTTGGTGTTAGACCTGTTGTAATAGTACGAATAGAACCACCAGTTTCTACGTTACCTGCAGCAGTCTCTACTTGGAACTGCATACCTGTACCAATACCCACAGCAGGAGTACCACTAGATTGTGCTCTAAGAGTTAATGTATTGATGTTTGAGCTTGTTGTAGCACTTTCAATATCAACTAAAGGTGTCTGACTAAAAGTTACAACACCACCAGAAGAAATAGTAATAGCATCTGTATCCGAGGCAGAACCAATCGTACCTGCATCATCAATAATAATCCCACCTAGTGTAGCTGTACCATCAATAAATGCATCTTTATAAAGTAATGAAGCTGTTCCAAGGTCAACAGTATTGGTTGTCTTAGGGCGAATAGCTGTAGTTGTAATTACAACATCCTGTGCTGGACCAACGACTTCAATAGGCGCACCTTCAGAAGATGAACCATCATGTGTGTGACCAGTAGAGGAGTTAAACGCAGCTTCGATTGCGTCGTATTCACCGTCAAAGTCTGCAGCGTTAATAACGTTACCGTCAGAAATATTATTTGCTGTATCATTGCGAGTGTAACCTGTGCCCATTTTATTACCTTCTTGTGTTAGTGCTGTACTCTAGAGTGATAGCGTCCAATGAGAATGGTGGGTCTATACTATCTGATGTATACTGTAGAGATACAACAAAACCCGTCCCTATAATTTGAGTTTCAAAGAGTGTTTGTAGTTTAGTACTAAATACTGCTGTCGATCCAAATACAGCTTGTCCCATAAAAGCAACAGTGCCAGTAGTATTGTTAAAGTCTATCTTAGTAGGCTGTACACTGTTTCTTTGGTCAAAGTCTAATTTTAAACTTACATCAAATGAAACACTACCTTCTGGATCTGTGTATAAGAACATCTTGTAGAATGTCTTACGTACCCTTGGATCATTGATAGGTAAGTAAGGAGTAGCAAATGTAGTCTTGATGTTAGACCCATCAAAGCTATTGCCTTCTTCCATTTGATATAGATAACCGTCATCGTTAGCAAATACAATAGTCTCAGCATTCTGATAAAATCTACTATCTGCTACGTAAGCCCGAATACCTCTTGTTTCTGCCCAAGCCATTCCTTCGCCACCTTGACCAGCGAACTGTGTACCAAGGACACCTTGTGCGTTCTCTTGGGAAGTATTTGCATTATAACCTAGTAATCTGTACTGAGACTTGTTTCTGATAACTACACTTGTAAATGAAGTATTGTATTGGTAGAGATCTGTAACTTCTTGCTGAATACTCTTAGAAACAACAGCTAGTCCAAAGTCACCAATTCTATCTGTAGCACTTAATAGTCTTAGACCATCTGGCCCAAGGAACATAACGTCACCACCAACTTCTTGTATTGTATCTTTGTCAACACAACCTATATCAATAGTAACAGGCTGCAGCTGGAAGTCTGATATTGTATTCCCTACAAGTTGGAATATAGATGACTCAGTAAAGATAATAAGTTGTTGTCTAAATACAACTAGACCAGTGATGTTTGCTCCGACAGATATTGTACCAGAACCAGCAGCAGCTGTAAAGTCATTATCTGAGAATGGTGCAGTAAAAAGAAGCAGGTTATCTTTAGCAAAAAAGAGTTGACTCTTAAAGCTTGTGACAAACTCAGCACCTATTGCGTCTGATGGTGCGTCATTAAGGGCTATAAAAGTAGTACCATCGTATAGGGCTGGAACGTTAGTACCATCTACGATAGCTATTTTTTCTGTACCTGTATAGTTATACCTAGAAAATCTAGTTTTACCAGCTATTTCTCTTGATGTACTTAAAAAAGTTATAGCTGCATTGTCTGCTGGAGAACTACTTAAGGCGGGATCAATCGCTATTGTAGCACCACCAGATGTTACTGTAGGTGTTGCAGTAATTGTGTATATAAGGTCTACACCATCAATCTTAAACACATCACCAATTTGTGGAGTAGCATTAAGACCGTCTACAACTAGGCTGCTTCCTGTTTGTGAGCCACCATCTACAAGGACTGTACCGTAAGTAGGAACGTTAACTAAAGAGTATCCATTCCCCGTTGTTTTTAGTAAGCTTTCATTTCGAGCAACTATAACAGAGTCTAAGAAAACACCACAACCTTTTATAAGATACTTTGAAGCTGTACTGCTAAACTCTACAGCATCTCCATTAGAAGGTGTTACGTTTAAGCTACTTGTAAGTGTAAGTGTTGCTCTATTTTCATCATCATCAAAGACAACACCACCAGCTGCGATTGTATATTCTGACTTAAAAGATAGTGCAACGTTATCTGCCAGTGTAAGTGCTACGCCAGAAGAAGCTGTACCAAAGGTAATCGTAGGTGAACTATATGCTGTAATAACAGTACCATCAGGAATACCGTTACCTACTACTTCCATACCTACTTGAATAGTACCAACAACATTGTCTACATCAAAGGTAGTGGTCTTATACGTAAAGGTAAGAGCTAAGTTATCTGCTAGTGTAAGCTTAGATGATAGAGTAATGATATTACCAACAACTGCAGTTACAGTAGTGCCAGCAGCAATACCAACACCAGTAATCTCTTGGCCTACTTGGATAGTACCAACAACATTGTCTACGATTACTTGGTCATCATTTGTAGTTGCACCATTAACGTCTGCAGTAGGACCACTAATTGTGTTGATAATAGAAACACCGTCAATGTCTGCTGTTGCATGTACTAGCTTTAGTTTATCACCAGCTTTTGGTGTTTGTCTAATGTTAGCTATAGCAAGAGATGTACCAGTTTGACCATCACCATGAACGACAGGAGCACCGTATGGTGGTACAATAGCATCATCATACTTAGTATACCCAAGGATACGTCTGTAACCACCTTCAATAGATGGCTCAAAGTTTCTCAGGATACGTGCAGAACCAGGCATGTTAATACCTTGCTGCAAGGGACTCATATTAGTAATAAGCCCACCGCTAAACTGAATAGGATATGTTTGGCGATTAGTAGGCATATATTAAAAAGCTCTAGTTGACGCAGAAAAAGAAGTACTTATAACTGTAGACCTTATGTAATCGTATCTATTAATATACAAACTTCTCATTTGTTTTATTTCTTGCTCAAAGCGTTGTTGCATTATACCTGCCTCTTGGCTTTCGCCTCTGAATAGATAAGCAAAATGCATAGCACCATTCACAATGACATACCTGAATTGCTCAGGGATACTTGGAACGTCTGTAGCATTAATTAAGTCAACAGGTAGTCTATAGTACTCGTAAATAACAGTGTATGCTTTATCGGGTGCATATACTAAAGCATACTCTTGGCTTGGTGTTTTAACTACATAAGCTGGAAGTCTTCTTAAAGAAGTTGTACTATTATATTCAATATCTACGTAATTTTGTAGGTATTCTTCGTAAGTTATAGATTTTAATTTTACAGTGTTATTACCAAGTGTAGCATCTCTTTTAATTCTAAAACTATCAAAGTCTAGAACTTTAGCATCGGCAGGGTAAGAATATCTAACAATACCTGGAGTAAGAACGTCTTGTTCCTCTACATGGTTAAAGGGCCACTCAAACTCATGTTGGTTAATAAAACGAATAGACGCATTAACTGCATCTTTAATCATTGAGTATTCACCAGTAGCTGTAGAAAAGTTAGTAGAGTTTAATTCAACTTCGTTAAGTCTACGGTTTACGTCATTGACAAGACCTAGATAATCATACGCCATCTTAACGTTCCTTTAATCTTAACTTAATACTACGTTCTGCTGTACTACCTGTACTGTCTATCATCTGGCAGTAGAAAGTATACTCTACATTATTCTGACCATCACCGATATTAATAGTAGCAACAGTGCTTGTGTTTGTCTCAGCCACATTCTGAATACCGTCAGTTGTAGCACCACCTGATGCTGTAGTTAAATCATCGCCAACTTGTAATAGTGTTTTTGTATCATACAAAGAAGACTTAACGTACCATTTAACTGAAGCAATAGTTGCTGTACCAAGAAATCTTGACCAGTCAACACTGTAGTCTAATGTTTCATCAGGGTCTTTATTAGGCCAACGAAAGCTCATTTCTAATCCTCATTTGCATATACTGTTCTATCAGCAGAGTTAGGTTTTCTCTCAACGTTTACAGTTCTGTTTTCTGCTCTAACATTTACAATTCTATTTTCGTCAAACAGATCTATAAAGACTAGCCTAACCTGATCTGGTACGAGTACTGTTCTTTCTGCTACTGTAGACATTAGGCTGCTCTTGGTAGTATGACAGTACGCTTGCGACTGTATTCGTTCTTAACTGCTTGGAAGTCAAATACCTCAGCTGTTGTTGTTACTGATCCAGCTTGTCCTACAGCAGATGTACTATTTAATTTCTCTGTTGGGTTTGCTTTAACAGGGGAAGCACTTACAGTAAGGCTAGGTGTAGTTGTGAGAGGTTCGTCTACGCTAAGGGAGAGTATTCCTACAGTAAAGTTAGCTAAGACACTTTGTGTATTATGTGTATTACTAAATGTAACTGCACCGTTAATAGAACCTGATAGGGCAGTTGTGGTGACGACGTTCTCTGTTACATTTACGGTAACGCCGTTTACATAACCAGTTGCAGATACACTGAGTAGGCTTTCTGTGGGGATAGGCTCTGGTGTACCTATTGCACCAACCAGAGGTACTCCCGTTACAGGAACACGGTTAATAGACTTAATATTTAGTCCAGCATCGTTTATAGTAAATGTAGCACCTAAGCCATCTGGCTTTAACGTCACATTTTCTTTTACTGTGTTAGTGCTTACTACACCTTCTACAGAAACAGCTAGTGGTACACTTACACCTACACCTACAGAATTGATAGTACCTGTAAGGCCAACGCTTGTGATACCTGCGGTGGTGTCTAAGGTTAAACTACCTACAGAGCCTGTGGCACTTGGTGCATTATAGATAGGCTCTGTTACATCAATTTCAAAAACATCTAGGTGAAGCGTTCTAGTATTAGCTACTGCACTTACACCTGTAAGGGTGACTACCGGTTCTACAACTCCGTATCGTGCTGATCCATATACACCAATACCGTATAGGGCATCTGTAGAACTGTAGAACGCCATGTCTTACCTCTTAGGCAATACGAATGATTGCGTTAGAAGAATCTGCTGTTGGGAACTGAATAGTTAAGTCACCTGCAGTAGCAGATACTGTACCACCAAAGTCAATAACACATACGGCTTTGTTACCTTGGGAGCTATTATAAATGATACAACCGTCACAGGCAACAGTTACATTAGAAAATACTTCATCAGTAAAATCTACGATAGCTGTAGTACTGTCTACGGAGATAGTAGCACCATCTAAGGCTTGACCGCCTGTTGTGTAGTTAGTGCCAGAAGCTTCATCAGAGTTACCTGTAACGTCTGAATAGTTAGTAGTGGCAGCACCATACGTTCCTGTAGGTGTCTGCTTGATAAGTGCAAGCTTAAGTACATCAGTATCCAAATCATGGACACCGCCAAGTAATTCTTGTTTGAAGCTTGTGCACATTGCTGTTGTGATAGCCATGTTTAATTTCCTTTACATCTTACGTGGCTCTATCTGAGTTTTTAGGTGAGCCTTTTGTACCTCTTCATAAGTACTAACTACGTGACATTCTATATGTGTATAGTCATTCTCAACAGCATACTTATATCTGTTATTACCTATCAGACATCTATAGGTTTCTGTTATATTTTCAGGAACAGGTCTACGTTCAAACTGTCTTATGTCTGTATGTTTAAAATCTATGTCTGTACAAACAAGAATAGGATTTAACATACCTTTATTTTTTATGGATGTTTTTAATGTATGATCAAATGCTTTATCTTGTAGGTTATCATTTACAGAATTAATATTTTTTAATTCAATTATTTTAGTATTAAAATTGTTTGTCTTACAGTGTAAGATTTTAACACCACCCTGCATCGTAGTCAATCCTATATTTTTCCATAATCCAACTCTGTTGTTCTTTTGTAACAGTAGGCTTTTCGTTTGTGCCACCTTGTTGTAAGTGCAGATCAGGAAACTTTTTTTGATACGTATCTTCAAATAATTCTTTAACTAAGTGCATCTCAGAGGTATCAAATATATGTGTATATATACTTTTATCTAATCCAAAAAAACGTACTTGAGGTTTGAAGTGTGTTTGTATATCAGAATACGTTGCATGGTATTTGTCAAAATCTATAATGAACTCAGAAAAATCGGGTTTATCTCGCATTTTATTGTGGTGTAATACTCTATTAGTATAGCCACTGATAAATCTTTTTACAGGATCACGTTTAACTACTATACGTATTGGATTGTCTACTACTGGTACTAGCCGTGGATCGTAGTCATGTCTACCAAGTATTTGTGTCCTACGTCTGAGTTCATTATAAACTTCGTCATTTACTGGATGAAAATGTTGTGGGTGTGTATCAAATAAAGTAGGTTCTTTAGTTAGTGCTAAGTAACCTAGTACTGTACGTGACCCATTTTTTGGTGCGTGGTAATAGGCTATTTTATCGTCACTAGAAATAAATATCATGGGCAGTAAGGGGCCAGTTTCCCAGCCCCTCCCTTAAGATTATGCCAAGTTGTACTTAGCTGTAACCAACGCTTCTGGACGTAGAATTTTACGACCATATAGGTGCATACCACGAACGATGTCTGCAAAAGAGTCAGGGTCACGGTATGTTTCAGTTTTGTTGATTTGCTCTGCAGTTGCAGCAGAAGAATCATGACCAGCAACAATAACACCATAGTTAGTGTTTTGGTTTGCTGTACCTGTTGTTGAAGCACCTGTACCTACTGATGGAAGGTTGTTTGAAACGTGTACACGGAAACCGTGGAAGTTGTTCAATACCAATCCATTTTGGATACCAGAGCCACCCCAGTCTGCTTGTAGCAAACGTGAGTCTTCATCACGAAGTACTTCCATCATTACTGGATCAATAACGATCCAGCGACCTGCTGTTGGAACATTTTGTGCGTCCAACAAACGGCCCATACGTGCCACAAGCATAGCTGGTGAAACATAAGCAGTTGGAAGTGCAGTTGCACCTGGCAAACGTGCTGCAACAGGAATAGAATGGTCACCAGCACCAGTTGTGGTGATGTTGCCAAACGAGTCTTTACGCAGTTTGTTTGCTGTCAAAAGTTCGTCTGAACCTGCAGATGTGTTTGCTTTAGTGCCGTTAACAACATCGTTAACTGCAGAAGCATTTGCGTGAAGTGCAGACTGTTTGTAACCAGAAATATAGCCAAGAACTTCTTGGTCATACTGGTCAGCCAAACGATAAGCTGCACGATCAGATGCAAGGCTTTGGAAATTGACGTGGCTATGTGCCTCTTCAATATCGTCCACTTTGAAGGCAAAGTAGTTCGCCTTATCTACGACTAGAGAGAAATCGTTATCTGTCAAGTTTTGTGGTGAAATTGTTGTACCACGTAGATATGCAGATACTGAGATTTCAGGTTCTTTAATGATTTTAACAGTGTCGCCCATGTTTGCGATTTCACCGAAGTAATCATTATTTGTAATTGCGTCAGCAATAGATGCTTTGCGGAATGCAAGTTGCACCTGTTTGCTGTAAATAACTGGTGAGAAATTACCGTTTGGTAAGTTTCCGTAACCAGAAACTGCTCCGAATGCCATGTTAATTCTCCTTTAGCATTAGAATTTACAGATGCAAACTGTACAAGTATTTAACTAGAGGCTAATAGTCTATGGGTGCATATACTCTATAATATATAATGATCAGTTATATTTTATATGGTATACGGGCCACTCTTATCAGGTAATCCGTAAAGACTTATTTTTGTTTGCTGAAATATTAAATAAGTGACATAGGTAATCCGTATAGGAGGCTATATCACTTATAGTTATACACATATAGTTATACGTATAAAAAACTATATGTCAATAGATTATCTAGCAGAACCAGATAAATCGTATATAAATTTGCCTGTACGTATTGCTTCCATAATATCGTCAGACATTTTTTCGTATTCACTAGCGGACATCTTCTGTACGTCTGATTCTTTATAGTACGAAGATCTTTCATCTGTTTCAGGACGGCTGCGACTATTGCGTGTGCCTACTGAACGTGCCGCATCCCTATCTGTACTTCGTGGTTTCTTAGTGTTTATGCCACGGTCTGCCTTGTAAAGATCAATGGCACGTGCTGCTGATCGTGCATCCGCATCATTTTCATAAAGAGCATCTTGAACCCACTTAGGTTGTTCTTCTGCCCAATTGTGAAAATCGTCACTATCACGAATGTCATCAAAGTCTGGATGTAGTCGCATTAACTCAGCTTCTGCTTTTTCACGAGATGCTGTAATACGCATTTCATCTACTAGTTTTACACGATCTTCTAACTCAGCAGCTTGTTCTTTTGCTTTTTTAATTGCAATTGTTTCTACTATTGCAGCTACATCAGGATATTTTTGTGTCCATGCTTCAATGTCTTCATCAGACTTTGGTAAGCGAATTTCTTTTTTAGTTGCATCAGAAAGCTGAGATTGAAGTTTATTAAATTTATCTTCCCACTCTTTTTCTTTATCTTGCATGTGTCGGCGTAGATCACCATAACGTTTCTTAAAACTTTTTTCTTCTGCGCCTTGTGGTTCAGCTTCTACTGGTTCAGCTTCAGCTTTTTGTTGTGCAATTAGTTCTTCTAATTCTTCTTCTTCTTTTTTAATGCGTTCAGCATTTGAGTACTTACGATTTGCAAATGCAACTTTCTTAGGGGCTTCTACTTCAGAAGCCATTACTTCCATATTCTCACTCATTGTGATTTCCTTACTGGGGCCACCGTAGCCATGTTGGTAGGGGGATGGGTAGCCAGCTAATATAACAAGTTAATGTGTTGTTATCACACAGGCATGTCAGGCTGTTCTTCCAATTGACGTTGTATTTCAAACTCACGCCTCATGTTTGGGGAAGGTGCTCTGAGCATTCTTTCAGTTTCGTCTTGAGGTCCTTCTTCGTTTACGTCTTCTCGTTGCATCCGACCTTGGAACTCTTCCACGGGCTGTACACCTTCTGGATTTAGTACAGCTTCTTCTGCAAAAAAGTTTATTTGTTTTCCAACTGTATTTGCAACTTCAGGTCCAAGTATTTTACCAATAAGTTGAAACTCTTCAGAACCAAACATATCTAATAAAGAAAACTTTTCATCGTCTGTTAAATTATTTATGCGGTCAACTAAAGTATTTGTATACTCATTAACAGACATGTCTTCGACTGACCGCATGGAAGAATCCATTTCTTGTAGTAGTTGATCTTCTTCCATGTTAAGTCCTTTCAATGTCTACTAGATCGTTACGTAACATTTTATATAATGCAATTGTATATGAGGGAATATAGAAAAACAAGAGGCCAAGTAAAGATTTTACATCTTTTTTCTTTTTAACTCTTGAATCATAAAAACCATCAGACAGCCACTGAATAATTTTATTGTCTACGTGAGGTGCAATAATTGTTTTACCAAATACTGTATAGCCATTACGCCATAGTTTTGTATCAAACTTATCTTCAGGCTTTGCATCCATACACCATTTAATAAGTTTAATTTTTTTAATGGTAGGCCAATAACCTTTATTGTTTAGTGCTGTTGCAACATAACAGCTATAGCCACCAAAAAGTCCACCACCGCCAACATCGGAAGAACTATCCTTACTACTAGTAGTAGGAGTAGTAGTAGAGGTTTCTTCTACAGGTTCGTATTTAGAAAAAATGCCAGTACCACTTGTGTTTGTCTTTTTTGCAGTTCCACTTTCTGATGCTTTTAAAACGCTACCACCATATTTAATTGCTTGTGCTTTACTTGCGGCAGACATGTTTTTACCTAGTGCTTCTGCTAATGCAGTATCACCATTTTTAACTGCTGCTGCATATGCATCTTGTCCTGCACGATGGCTTGCGATAACAGCATAGTGATCTGCAGTAGATGAATCACCATTAGAAACAGCATTATCATATGCTTGTTGTTCTTTTATTGACAGGTTCCCGTCAGATTGTGGCATATCATTTGTGTTCATCTTAAGTGAACCATCAGCATTTTTAACAGCAACAAATCCTGTTGCATTGTTACCTGCTAAAGGGTTATCAGCAACATCATACTTTGCACCCTTAGTAGTTACATCATTTGCATATTTTGTGTAATATGCAGTTTGTCCTTTTTTAGTAAAATTAGATGTAAATCCTGTTGCAGCAGTTTTTACGTCATCAAAAATTTTATTACCAAATGCTTTTGTATTTCTAAAGAATCCACCTTCTTGATAGTCAGCTAACTTTTTTTGCATTTCAGGTGATAGACCTTTAGCTTTGCCTTCACGCCACCCACTATAACGATCATCTAATGCTTTTTCAAGTTGTTTTTGTTCTCTATATCCTGCTGCACTAGTAGCAGCACCAATAAGTGGATTAACACCAAATAGAGTTTGGCCAGCACCTAAAATTCGTTTATTGTCTAGCCATCTACCAACAAGAGCATCTGCAGTACCTTCTGCTAAATCTTTTTGCTTTGCATCATACAAAGCTTGAGCACGTTCACGGTCTGCAGAATCTTTTAGTTCAAGAATCCGTTGTCTATCACTACTATCTGATTGTTGAATAGTTTGAGTAGTCCCGACCGTAGTAGGACCAGTATCTGTAGTTTCTGCACCGCCACCAGCAATGTAGTCATCATATCTAATATATCCAGCAGGTACAGCTTGTACTGGATTACCGAGATGCTCATCGATCATCATTGTATCTCCAGTAGCAGGATTAATATATTTTACTTTTTTATATGCATCACTAACGTCGTCTACAAATTTACTAGCTGGTGCCTCAAACGTAGGCGCAACTGTAGGAGTAGGTGTAGGCTGATACATTGGAGAATATCCAGTAGCAGGTGGAGCTATAGGAGTTGGTACACCTATAGTTGGTGTTGCTGCTATGACAGAGCTTGCTGGAGTAAATCCTACATTTGAATTAACATTCGGCATACCCGCATTAGGACCAGCATACATAGATTGTTGGTTGCCTATAATACCAGTAGAAAGTTGTTGTTGAGGTTGAGCCGCAACAAAAGTACCTGCAGCTGCGTGTAAAACACCGCCATAAGCTTTTTCTTCTGGCTCTTCTTTTTCTATAGGCTCACCGATAATAATAAGATCGTCCATAGTAAATGGAATATCATCAGGTAATGTAGCTTCGTCAGCATTGCCCATCTGACCCATAGCTTCCATTTTTTTCATGCCCATCTTGGCTTCTTGGCGAAGCTCCATAAGTTTCTCTAAGCCGTGATACCGTACTACGTCTGCAGGAAACACAAACTCACCTTCACTTAACATAGCAGGAATGTCATCTCGCACTTCTTTACGTGTGCTTCCGTTAGGAACTTCATTTCCAGATTCTTCATCTACCATGCCGCCTTCTTCATTAAGGCCACCCTCTTCAAACATAGACATTTGGTCTCTCATTGTAGTTCCACCCTTTGCCATTTCTTTAGGTTTACTAGACTTTGTTTTTTCTAGTATGTCTTCAGCGGCACGGCGTAGTCCACTCATGCCTTTATTAACTAATTCTGGATGCGTCGTGCCACCCGAAAGAGCACCACTTTTTTTTAGCTTTCTTAAATGTGAAGGATCAATTTCAGTAAAGTAAGCTTCCATAGATTTTGTTTTACCTGTTTTAGGTTCTACGTATGTTGCATCTGGATTATCAAAAATCTCAGTAATAAACTCGTCACTAAAAATATCAGGGTCTAGCATAAGTGCAGCTTCTTTTCCATACTTCTTTTCAAAGTATTCAGGATCTTCTGCTTCCATATCCCTAAGCATAAAGAAACCTCTGTGCCTAGTCTCATGTGCAATAGTATCTTTAGAGCTACCAAAGTCAGGACCATAGTGAACAGTATCAGGCTGCAAGACCATTTCACCACCAGCTACTTCTTGGTAATACTCACCTTTACTAGGATCATAGTCTTGCATATAGTGTGCGTTTATAGTTCCTTCTGGAACGTCATATTGCATTCTATTTGTATCAAAGCCGAGTCTGGCAATTGGGTCTTTTGATAATATAGTATCCATATCAGCACGAAACTCAGTATCAGAAAACTCGTAACCTGCTTGCTCTTCTTTAGATGGAACAAAGTCAGGTCCACGTTCTTTACGTGACATATACGCTGGCCTTAGTTTAGGACGGGGAGAAGTTTCTAGTTTGTCAGCCATTCTTTAAAATCTCATCTCTTAAAAGTTTAAGTCTACGTAATTGATATATTGCACCCTGTGCTCTGTGTACTGCTACAATTTCACTTGTTTGTTCCATAGTACGGTGTTGTTGATTAATTAAAAAGTCTAAGTAATCTTCAAAGCTACGCCATTGGGCTTGGTTGCTGACCAGTGCCTTCAGCTTGCTGTGGTGCTCCCTGCTGTCCTGCATTACCGCTAAATCCTTGCTCTTGCGGTGTAGGTGCTTGGCCCATGCCTATAGTACCCCCACCTGCTCCTGATGTATCCATTGGGTTTACACCTGCTGGTGCTCCCCCTTGCTGCTGTTGCTGTTCTTGCTGGAATGATTTCATTAACTCAGCTTGAATTGCAGCATCACTCATATTGTTAGTTACTTTGTCAGGGTCAAGGTCTAGAGATTTTGCAATTTCACGAATAATGTATTGAAACTTAGCAAACGGTGCAAGTGCTGGTTGGGATGCAACTTGCATAAATTGCATAAGTCGTTGGCTGCGTACTTCATTAGCCATAAGTGATTCTGTTCCACGAGCTTTAACTTCTAGGTCACCTTTAATCTCAGGATCAAAGTCAAACTGCATGTTAAAGCGGAACATGCCCTCACCTAGTGGGCGTAGTAAATAATCATCTACGTTTTTAATTACATTCTTGATGCTGCCTGTAGCTGCACCCATTAGCATACTAATACCAGATGCTGTACGTCCGATACCTTGTACGCCAGTTTGTCCATGAGCAAATGATGGGAAGCCTGTGGACTCATCAGCAAGTACTCGTGCCTTGTCAAACAACTGTAAGTTTTCACCTGCAACGTTGGGGAACTTAGTACCAAAGATTGCTTGCCCTGGTGCACCACCTTGTCTACGGAATACTTTGCCAGGGTATACTGATAGGTCTTGACCTGGAACTAGGTTAGTTTCATCTACTTCAATCAGTAGATTACCAGATAATACAGCATTGTCTACCGCCATACGCATGAAACCATTCATCAGCGTCTGCGTATCATCCATGTTCTCAGCAATACCAACACCAAAAAATGAATATGGATTAAGTTCATAAGGTGCAGCCATGTAAGGAATCTTAGCAGGTTTAAATGGATTCATAACCATACGCAAGAGTTTACCATTACAAATCCAAACATTTGCTTGTAGTTCATCTGCGTCTTCTAATTCACGAGGAATATCTACGCCTTGATCCATAAGCATTGCTACATCAACCATGCCCCAATATTCAAGTACTTCAAAACGTTCTACGCCAGACTCTGGTGCATAATCAGATAGATCATCTTCCCAATAAGACTTGATGTAATTTTCACCAAAAGAAATTACGTCTTCTATAACAGACGCACGGAAGTAAGGTCGTCTTTTTAATGCACGTAATTGTGAACGTGATAGTTTGTGACGTTCAATAACATACTGTGCTTCATCCATATTATTTGCATCGGGGTCTGGGTAAAAGTTCCACACTGATACATGTGATACTTGTGGCATTGTTTTAAATATAGGAGAGTATTCTCCTGTTTCATCATTCCAACTAGGATACTCTTTATCTACAGCAAATGGACCTTTCATGATCCCTGTGCCAAATAACGCCATTTCAAATGCAGTATTACGTAGGTGTTTAGATGCAGAAGATTCCTCTAACTGATCTTGAATTTTTTTCTGCATTTTTTTAGCTGCTATCATAGCAGGACTAAAAGTAACTGATGTAGGAGTTGTTCCTGCTCCAGCTTGAACACCATTAATTGTTTCTAGTTTTTTATTTAATTCAGGATTAAGTAGTTCCTGTAGTGTTTTTGAAGTAGCACCTGCAGGTAGTTCTTTACCATCACCTCTATAGCCATAGGGAGATATAGGCTGTGACTTTTTATCCTCACGTAATTCTTCTGGTAAAGCTGGATCAAACGATACATCTTCAACAATACCGTCTGGAAGTTCCGTAGGATCAATACTAATTGGAAAAGCATTTTTAGCAAAAAGAACATCTGCAATTTGTCCATACGCAGCTAGTGTTTTTGTTTTAGTTACCTTAATAAATACACGAGATTTTTCAGCTTCCGTAAACTGAACCTCTGGACCGTATATACCACGATAGTTACGATAAGCACGTAACCAACGTTCTTCGTCTTGTCTACGATAGTCTTCGGCACGACTAAATCTTTCCATAATAAATGGAATAATTTTAGATGTATCTGCATCGTCAATATTTGTATCTTCTGAATCTTCTAAAACGATTGCATCGTCTTCAATAAAGACATCTGTATCTTCTGCCATTTACTTTTCCTTATTAGTATCCAAAGGTACTATCTGCTATTCTCATTCCTGTAGAGGGTCTTCCGTGAGGATCAAAGTCAAAAACACTAAAACGTGGTCTGGACATTATACCGTACCTTAAAGCATCGTACAAGTGATCTTCTGATAATGTATCAATATCTTCTGGATTCTTTTTATCAATAGGCAATGCAGGTAACTGTGCTATCATGTTTGTGCAAGTATTAAAAAATACTAGTCTTGGTTCTTCTGTAAATTCATCTAACTGTAAACGTCTGTGTATTTCGTTTTTACCAGCTACACGTGAGCCTCTGGAACGATCTGATGGTCGCCAGCGACAACCACGCATAATCATTTGTTCTGCTAGACTGGGACCAGTATCACCTCGCTTATGCCATAAGCTAGAGTCAAGAACACCATACTTAATATTACCATCTTCGGCTTCAAGTTGCAATACCATATCTGCAAGATCAGTAGCTAATACTTTACTTACGTATAGTTCCCTATAACATATTATTTGTTCATTAGGAGATACAGCAAACCAAAGTACCGCACTGTATGATCCGTAACCGTAGTCACATGCTCTAAACTTAACCCAGTTACTTGGAATTGGAAACGGTTCGACTACATGAATACTTCTATCAAATTCTGTAAATGCTGCACCTTCTTTAATGTCCCAATCACCTTCTAGCAACTGCCTACGTTGCTGTTCTGGTAGGGATAGTAGCATTGCTTCATAGTCACCTTGCTCAGATAAATACGGATTATCTTTTAGTCTAGCTGGTATGAATCTACGTTTAAATAGAGGTCTACCTGCTTTTTCATGCCCTGCAGGATAACGTAATACTTCACCTGTTTCAATATCGGTAGCTTCAAAAGACTTACCTGCAGGTGCAGGATCAATAAACATTTTTTTAACCCAGTGATGTCCTCTACCCCCAGGGTTAGTAGTGGCCCTCATATACACAGGTAGATCAGGTGCAGTGGACCGTAGACGTGACCGCATGTAATTCCATGCAAATGGTGTGGGCCATTGCGTCAATTCGTCAAAGCCTATCCAGCTAAATGCTAGACCTTGGTAGCGCAGAACGTCATCTTCTTTATCGAGATAGGACATCCACAATCTCGCACCAGAAGGCGCAGTCCACTGCATCTTTCTTTCTGACCATTTAATTCCAGGCCAAATCTTAGGGTACATTTCTTGAGACTTAAATATAAGCTCCCTAAGTTCTTCTGTTGTATGGCGAAGTAGTAGTCCAGAAAAAGCTGGGTGACCCATAAAACGTAAGGGATCAGCCAACATAGCATAAGACTTACCGCCACCAGCACTGCCACCATATAATACTTCTCGTTCACCTGCAGCCAAGAAATCTGTTTGAGGACCAGCGTTAGGTTTAAAGATTACGTTATGTGCCTGTTCAATTGGTATTTCATTTACAATTGGTGCAGGTTTAGGCTGTGCTGCCTTCGTTACTTTGGCTATCTGTTTTTGCTCCGAGTCGTTTTGATTCGATCTCTTCCGCTTTGGCGATTGCCTTTTTCGCATAGTTTGCCCATCTGCGTAGGCTTCCAGCTTTGTTTTTTCTTCTTCGTTCATTGTCTAACCGCTTCTTCAAACCTACATGAGATATGTCTCTACCCGTATTTCGTGTAAGCCAATGGGCTACTTCACGATAAGAATATTGTTTTAGATACTGTTGTGCTTGCATCAACATATCTAACTGATGTTCATTGGGGAGTAGTACGTCTGGATCGTCGGGGTCTAGGTCATACCCAAAGGGTATTGTTCTTGATATACGGGGTATAGGAACCCATTCGTTATCTTCTTTAATGTCTGTTGGTTGGGGTAACTTCCATTGCTTTAATGGTTTAGTCATCGTCTTCCATTTGTTTTGGTGGCATTAACATAACACCGCCCTTGGCTTCAACTTGCATCTTCTCAGTTTTTACTAAGCCTGTGCGGTCAAGTAACTCTTTTGCTGCTTGCATTTTATCACGGATACCTAACTCAGTTGGGTCATATAAAGCACCTACCATAGCCATTGCAGCTTTTGGCGCATTACGTGACATAAACATGTGTGTGGCATCAATGATCTCTTCTTTTAAACTAGCTACTACTTGAGTAGTACTTGTAGTATCTGAATAGCCAGCTAGTTTTTTAGCCGTGAGAACATCACCACCTGCTTCATCAAACAAGACAGCTAGAAATTTTTGTTGTTGTTCTGTTAACTCACGAGCCATAATATTTCCTTACACAATCAATTCAAAATGGGGGGAGTCAATAAACGGACGTTTACCTTGGCTACGACGAAGATCAATGTATTCCATCATAGCTTCTTCCATTGTACCTACGTACTTAGTAATATCACCTACTGACCAAGCAGCACCCCACTTCATAGCGCAACCTACTTCATTAGCAGCTTCTGCCATTGCATCTGCAATATCATCATAGACATTCAGTTCCCAAGAAATATCTTTTCCTACATACGCTACTAGATCTACCGCATGAGAATAACCAGTAGACTGTGGTATATGCTTAGAGTTCATTGTCTGTGATCTGCCAGCAGCTACTAGCTTCTTCTGCTCTTCTACAGTACGTAGTCCACAGGTAACACCAAAGTCTACCTTAGTTAACTCAATAGCACGTTTAACTGTTGCTACCATGTCAGGGTGTACACCTTCAAGTTTGCCCAAAGATTTTTTAGAAAGTTTAAATACCATTATCTCTTACCAAATAATTTAGTTGCTGAACGTATGCCAAAGCTTGCAGCTACAATAACACCAAGAGTATACTGATACCATTCAGGCATAGTCTCCAATGCAGCAAATCCTTCAGCAGTTACTGTACGTCCCCACTCTCCACAAAAAGAAAGTATTAGTGGAATCGAGAAGAGAATAGTTAGCCACTCATCTTTCCATGAGTTCTGGCTACCTTCTGCCATAATACGATCCCAGTCAGCTTCAGACGTAGCTGCTGATTTCATAATAGTAGCTTTAGCTTCTGCTTCTACTAACTTAAGATTTGTTATAGCCGCTTGTTGATCCGCTTTACCTTTAAGCCAACCACCTGCTAACTCTGCTATTGGTCCAATAAGTGCTTGTATCATTTTGTTGCTTCCATTGCGTTAAAGCCAAAGTAGGCAGCAACTACGCCAGATGCAGCTACTACGTATACAGTAGCAATATCTGCAATTAAACTAGCAGCTTCATTAAGCCCTAGTGCAGAAGAAACTAAAATAGCAAAGGGATATAGTAGCATTCCAGCAGCACAAGCTACAGTAAGTCTACGTTGTGTATCCCTTTTGCTATCAGCATCTTCCATTTTACGACGACGATCTTCCAACATGATCTCACGTTCATCTGGATCAATAATACCGTTACCATTTAGATCGTAGTCTTCTACCATTATTAGCTCATATATACAATTCTACGAATGTCACCACGTCCAATGCCTAAGTCCTGTAATTCACGGTCAGACATTTTATACAGTTGATTCAGTGCAATCTTACGATTAACTTCACGTTGACGTGCTTCGATTAGTTTGTTTACAAATTTTTTAATTCTGTTCATAGTATAACTCCTTATGTTAACGGTAACTTAATTACCAAAGATAGTTATACCATGTATAGTTATACTATACTATCGTTAATAATGCAACCCCGTTATGCATTATCCTACTGGATTAAATGTTTCTGTTACTGTAAGTACGGAGTCGATGTGCCCAGCAGAAGTAGGAGTAATTTGAATTTTATCACCTGCTTCTAATACAAGTTCTATATTTGCAAATTCAATAAAATCACCTGCGTTTAAACTTCTACCTTCTACAAAACCAGAAGCATACGAAGCAGAGATATCGTACCACTTTACTGAAACACTATTGGTACTACCGCCAGAGTTATTAACAATTAAATAGGTTAGTTCTGCAACACAGTTAGCAGGGCAAGTATACACGTCCTCTGTAGTGGTGCCATTATTATGGCCCCATACAGATCGTCTACGTGCTGGTTTACCCTGCGATACTAGTGACATTATTTATTATCCTTAGATACAAAAGAGTATAACTCTTCTGCTTTGGCTTTGATTTCTTCTGGAGTGTACATCTTAGGAATATATCGTTGCCAAGCTTCTAGTGCTTGTTCAGTGTTCTCTTTGTAGATGTCCATAGCCTTACGTGCTACTTCCATTTGTGAATCGTATGCTTTGTCTAACATTTCTTTAGACATAACAAGTAAGTCTGTACGAATTTGATATGGATTGCTCATGTGTGTGTCTCCTGTGTGTGTTAATCCAATAGTTACTTTTTCTTCTTACGTGTAACTTTCTTAATTACTTTTTCTGTCCATGTCGGTTTTTTAGAAAGAATGTCTTGAATACGTGAGTCAGAAATAAATGTACCACCGTATGGATCTTTACCTGCTAATACATCTCCACGCTTTGTTGTGATTGTATTTGCACTTACTACGTAACCAAACTTTTCTAGTTCATCTTTCCAATCTGTAAAGTTCATTTGCTTTTTTTCTCACTACCTAAACATTTACCTGCTGCTAAACAGTTACCACGTGTGGTACATCCTTTACACGTTTCCATAATATATCCCCCACTTTTATATTGATTATATCCTTGGGCCATAACAGCCTGTCCTTGTTTAACAGCATCTATTCTACGCTTATAAACTTTACCTGACTTACCCCAACGGTAGCCACCTTCTACTTTTTCTACTGGCATTATACATTATTTCCTACTTTAATGCAATAAGGAATCGCATATGCACCTTTTGCTTTAAGGTAATCTACAACTTTATTTGTTTCATTTTTACAAGATTGCAATGTTTCAAATATTTCATCTGTCTTAGATATAACACTACAGTTATAAACCGAAGGAGATGTACATAACATAACAACTGCAAGCCACATAAGATTACTTCTTACCTTGAGTCCCTGGGACAGATGCACCACAGTTAGCATAGCCGCCTTTAGCCATTTTAGTTTTATAGCCGCCTTTAGCATTACCCTCTGGGCGTAGCTTTGGACGTGGTGATTGATTTAGTGACCCGACACTACGTTTGTTTGCAGTTTCTTCCTGTGCCATT